CGCCCGCGATGCCGCAGCAAGCGCCGCAGATGGGCATGCCACCGCAAGCGGCGCAGCAGCCGGGAATGCCGCCTCAACCGGGCATGCCACCGCAGCAGGGGATGCCGCCGCAAGCCCCACCGCCACCGCCGATGACACCAGCAGCGCCAGTACCTGGCCCTGCCGGTGCGCCACCGCCGCCCGAGCTTGAAGTGATCGGCGACGAGCACGTCGCGACCGATTACGTCTACTGGCGCGACTTCCTCTACTCGCCCTGCCGCACATGGCGCGAGTGCCGCTGGGTCGCGCGCGGCGTGTGGATGACGCGCGAGCAACTCAAGCAGAAATTCGGCAACGACCTCGGCTCGCGCGTGCCGCTGCAAAATCCGCGCGGCGCGAAGAACAGCAGCCTGCCCGAGAACGACCCGTGGTCGAAGGCGCAGGTGTGGGAAATCTGGTCGAAGGAGTCGCGCTACGTGTGCTGGAAGGTGATCGGCTTCCCCGAGCTACTGGGCGAGCAGCCCGACCCGCTCGGGCTCACCGAGTTCTTCCCGTGCCCGAAGCCGCTCGTGTCGAACGTCAGCACCACGGCGTTCATCCCGAAGGCCGACTACCAGATGCTGCGCGACCAGTACGTCGAACTCGACGTCATCTCGGCACGCATCGCGCTTCTCGAAGACTCGATCCGCGTCGCGGGCGTGTACGACAAGTCGAGCGCGCAGATCAACCAACTGATCAGCAACCGCGTGCAGAACATCATGATCCCGGCGGACAACTGGGCGATGTTCGCCGAGCGCGGCGGCATCAAGGGCGCGGTCGATTGGTTCCCGCTCGACATGATCATCGGCGCGCTCGACAAGCTGCGCGAGGTGAAGAACGCGCTCAAGCAAGACCTCTACGACCTCACCGGCCTCTCGGACATCATGCGCGGCGCGACGGTGGCGAGCGAGACGGCGACCGCGCAGCAACTGAAGGCGCAGTACGGCTCGGTGCGGATGCAGTTCATGCAAGGCGAGCTTGCCGAGTTCGTGCAGAGCGCGCTCGCGATCAAGGCCGAGATTATGGCCGCGCACTTCCAGCCCGAGACGCTCATCCGGCGCTCGCTCATCGACAAGACCCCCGACATGCAGTACGCGCAGCCCGCGATCGAGCTATTGCGCGACAAGCGCATGGCGATCTACTCGCTCGCGGTCGACCCGGACACGATGGCGATGGTCGACTACGCCGCCGAGCAAGAGGCGCGCACCGCGTGCATCACGGCGGTGGCGACTTTCGTGCAGGCGGTGTGGCCGCTCGCGCAGGCGAAGCCCGATGCGACGCCGTTCCTCCTGCAGATTCTGCAGTGGCTGCTCGCGGGCTTCAAGGCCGGGAAGCAGATCGAGGGCGTGCTCGATCAGGCCATCGGGATGATGCAGCAGACGCCACCGCAGCCGCAGCAGCAGCAGCCCGACCCGAGGATGGTGGCCGCGCAGGCCGACGCGCAGGGCACCATGATGAAGGCGACAGCCGACGTGAAGTCGACGCAGATGAAGACCGCCGCGAAAATTCAGGGCGATCGGTTCAAGCTCGTCGCCGACGCGAAGAACAAGCAGGCGAAGGCCATGGGCGAAGCCGCGATGATGGGCTTGCCGCCGGGCGACCCGACGGGCGCGCCGCCTGCACCTCCTGCCGCGATGCCCGGGCCATGACGCGCCGCCGCTACATCCAGCGTGACGGCGTCCTGATCGAGGTGCCGCTCAACTACTCGCCCGAGCCGAAGAACTCGGACGCCGCGCTGTGGAACGACCGCGCCTACCAAGACGTGGGTGATCCGCGCTTCCACTCGCGCACGTCGCACCGCGAGTTCATGAAGCGCGAGGGGCTCACGACCGTCGACGACTTCAAGGGACACTTCGCGAGCGCAGAACAGCAGCGCGCGCAGGCCCTGCAGGGCAAGGACGTATCGCGCAAGGGCGACATCGCGCGCGCACTGGAGAAGCATCGTGGCTGACGAGAGCGACGACGGTCGCACCTTCGAGCCCATCTCGACAACTACGCTCGGGTCGCTGGGCAAGGGCATGCTGCGGCGAGCGAGCACTCAGGGCGAGGGCATCGCGCGCCAGATCGCGCAGAACTACCAAGGCCTCGCTAACTTCGGGCGCAGTCTCGCGCCGCGCGGCACTTTCGGCCCACCCGAGGGTGGGACCGGGCGTTCGCCGATTGACCCGCCCTCCGAGCCGCAGATGCAGGAGTCGCCATTCGCGCAGGCTTCGAGCGATCAGGGTGTGCGGCTCGGGGCTCACCTCCTCGATCCTGCGAACTTCATCACCGGGGGCACTGGCGCGCTCGGCGCGAAGGCGATCAAGCAGGTGGCGACTTCCCGGGCGCTGCGCGCGGCAGCGGAGCGAGAAGCTCTCGCGACACAGACAGCCGCGCGGGAAGCGGCAGACCCGTACGCATTCTTGCTGCGTGGCGGACCCAGCGCGCAGCGCGGCTTCATGTCGCCCAAGCTCGCAGGCGGGATGGCTGCTGGTGGCCTTGGCGCGTGGGGGCTCTCGCGCGCGTTGCGCGACGACACACCAGAAGACCCTGCAGCACGCACGACCGCGAACGCCTTCCGCCAGCAGCAGGAAGCGATGGACGCAGCGCGCGAGGAACTGAAACGGCAGAGCGGCAGATGAACGACGACCTCGGCGACCTCTACCTTGACTCGGTCAAGAGGAAGCTGCGCGCCGTTGGCGACTTCGGCACCGGGCTCGGCGAGACTGCGCTCACGCTCGGCTCGGGTGCGCTCGCGCAAGTGCCTGCCGGGATCGCGGGGCTCGGCGATTTTCTGGTGAACCCCGAGTCGGTGCGTCACCCGCAACGCGCTCTGGAGCGCGCAACACAGCGAGCGGGAGACACCGCCGACTACTGGACGTACGAGCCACGCTCGGACGTCGGGCAGCGCGCGGTCGAGAACGTCGGCGAGGGCTTTAGCGCGGTGACCGATCCGCTCAAGGAGCACCTCGTTGACCCGGTCGGCGATCGCGCGCCCGCTCTCGGTGCGGCGATCCTCGCCGGGGCGAACGTGATCGCTCCGAAGGGCGCGAAAGCGACGAAAGCGGTGGCGAGACTCGGCGAGTTCCCGACCACCACCGCAGGGCGCATCGTGAACGAGACGACGAAGCGCGGCGGCTACTCGGTGAACCTGCCCTCAGGCGAGCGCCCGACCGAAGGGCTGATGATGGGCAAGTACGCCAACACCGACGAGCGCAACGCGGTGGTCGATGCGCTCACGCGGCAGAAGATCATCGAGATGGTGAAGAAGAACGAAGCGGGGCTCGCTCGCGATGACACCTATCTCGGCACTTGGAAAGACCCATCCGAAGGCGGCAAGACCTACGTCGATGTCTCGCGGCGTTTCCCGAGCGATGAGCTACGGCAGGCGACCAAGTACGGCGAGCGCAGCGGGCAAATCTCTGGCTATAACGTCGGCGAGGGCAAAACTTTCGACGTCGGCAACTGGGAGCAGTTCGTGAAGGGCCCGGAGTTCGCGCAGCGCCTCACCGAGATGGGTGCGGAGGGCCGAGACTACTTGAAGCAATTCGGTGAGAAGGAGTGGTGGGACATGCACGGCGGGCCCTTCGAGCGCGTGTACGGCGAGAAGAACTTGCCTCAGGTCGCGGGCTTCACTGCAGCGACCGCGCCGAATTCCGAGCCGCGCGGCAACCTGCAGACGATGTCGGAGTATCTGCGGCGGCACATCAAAGGTGAACCGCCCGTGCAGCCCGACTGGCGCGTGCCCGAGGGCCAGATGACGCGGCAACCCGGGAAGCAGATCGGCATGGAGAACGTGCGCGTCGGCAACCTTGAACGAGCTTCTCGCGGTGCGCTCGATGAACTGCAGCAGGACAAGGTGCGCGAGGAAGCGCAGGCGATGATGGGCGACCCGAACGCGGCGGTGCTCGATCGCCACTGGGCGCGCGTCGCTGAAGACCCGTCGAAGGGCATCTACACCAGCGCAGCCGAGGGCATCCTCGACCCGGGCAAGCAGTACCAGACGCTGAAGGCCGCGATCGCGAGCCACCCTGAGGTCGCGTCGGGTCGTCGCTCGCTCAGGGACTTCAGCGCCGACGTGTGGACGGGCATCCGCGAGCGCATCAAGAACACCAGCGAACTCTACGGGCAGAAGTACCGTGGGTCGTCGATCATCGGCGAGTCGAAGTCATTCGCCGACCACTTCGAGCACCTGATCGAGGACAAGGCGAAACACATGGGAATTTCCAAGGCCGAGATGGAGTCGCGGCTGCGCTCCGGTGATGCGACGCTGCTCTCGGTGATGGGCGCGACTACTTTGCTCGCCCCGATCGTCGCCGAAGTTTTGCAGCAGCCCTCTTCTGCTCAAGGTGGTACAGATTGAACGCCTGCCATTCCTTGGCGCGAGCGTCGGCCTCGACGTCGTACGGCAGGCCCGTGAACCGCTCCCACTGGCGAGCGTGCTCGGGGCTCAAGGGTGTCTCGCGCTTGACTTTGAAGTTGGGCATGGCGCGAGTATAGCACATGCTATGTTTCACGTGGAGCAATGATGGCTGAGAACGAAGTCCCGGCAGGACAGGAACCCGGCGGCGACGCTCCGGGCGGCGGGGAAACCTCCCGACAGGATGACGTCGCCCGCGCGTTCGACATCGTCGAAAACCGCGACGCGCCACCGGCACCCGCGCCGGGTCCACAGGCCCACCCTCAGCCTGCGGCGGCTCCGGGGCTCGGTGAGCGCGCTCGCGGCCCGGATGGGCGCTTCGTCCCGGGCAGCGAGGCCCCACCGCCCGCGCCGACCGTCAAGACCGCGCCGCCGCGCGCCCCGGTCCCGCTGGGAGGGCAGCACGCGATCGCGCCAGCGGTTCCACCGAAGGCCCCAGCCCCGGGACAGGCAGCACCCCCGCCAGCAGCCGCCCCGCAGGCCCTGCGCGCCCCCGTCTCGTGGCGACCCGGGGCCCGGGAGCAGTGGGGCAAGCTCCCGCCTGACGTGCAGCAGGAGGTCGTGCGCCGGGAGACTGAGGTCGCCCGGGCGGTCAAGGAGTCGGCGGGCGCGCGCGATGCGCTCACGCATGTCCAGAGCGTGCTCGCGCCCTACGCGGCCAACATCAACGCGAGCGGCAACGACGCGCTCGGGATGATGACCCAGCTTTTTCAAGCGGATAACGCGCTGCGCCACGGCTCGGTCGCCGACAAGGCGACGGTGATCGCGAACATCATCAAGTCGTACGGCGTCGACCTCGTGACCCTCGACTCGGTGCTGGCCGGTCAGGCACCGACCTCGGACCCGGCCACGATGATGGGCGAGCGGCTGCGCCGGGAGATGCAGCAGCAACTGCAGCCGGTGATGCAGTACTTCGGCCAGCAGCAGGCCCAGCGGCAGCGCGCCGTGGCCGAGATAAACGCCAACGCCTCGACCGACGTGGAGAGCTTCGCTGCCGATGCGGGCCACGAATTCTTTGAGGACGTGCGCGAGCTTATGGCCTACATCATGGACTTGCACACCCAACGGGGT